TTTACGAAAATCCTTAAATGCTTCTTGCTGATTCAATCTATCTTGTAAACTTCTCTCTGCACCTTCTTGCAATCCTTTAATTGCACCTTGAGCGAAGCCACCTGCAAATGCCTGCGTTGCCGTGGGTCTTTTCTTTGTTTTGAATTTAAAAGCCATTGTTTACTCCTTTAAGTGAAGCTGTTATAGTCTGGAACCTCTGTTCCAGGAAGTGAACCACTGCCAAATGAAGTTCTTTGAACAGAAGGTTTTCGTGTGAAAGCACTTGTTAATGCGCCACCAATCGCTCCACCTACTGGCCCACCAACCGCTGTTCCTATCGCAGTACCTGCAGCCCCTACAATACCTTCCCACCATTCTGGTTGTCTGTCTATGTCTGCTTGTATTTGCGCCCTCGCAGTTTCTTGACTCATAATAGCTCTTGCCATTTGATCTTGAATCTGTTGTTGCGTTTGACCTAACTGTGCCATTGTGGTCTCCTGTCCTATTGCTAACTTAGGAACTTGTTGTAATTGTTGTGCAGTTTTTGCTTCAATACCTGTAAGCCTATCTAATAAACCTCTTTCCGCTATTTCTTGAATACCTGGAGTTAAGGCTTCTAAAGTTTGAGCTTCTCCACCTGTCCCTAGAATACTACGCTCTAATTGACTCATAAGTTGTCCTGTTTGTCTAGCACCAACTCTTTCTGCCATTTGTCTTTGCGCTCTTCCAGACCTTTGAATAAGTTGCTGTAGTTCCCCAAGTTGCGCTTCTGTTTTCTCTTCAGTTTCTTCAAGCTCTGCCATTCTACGAGCTTCTTCAGAACCTCTTTGAGCTTCTTCTAAGGTTTCATATAGTTTGCCATCATTTGCTTTAAATAATCCTGTTTCTGGATCTCTTACTGCTCCTGCTTGAGTTCTTAAAGCGTATTTTCTTCTTACGTCTTTCCTTAACTTCTCTTTTATTGATTCCGAAATCAACGGTATTTTATCAATATCAGCTAATGCTTTTTCTAGTTCATCCATTATAAATCCTTTGCTTTTTTAATTTCTGAGAAATGCCACTCTTCATTTAGCTTTACTGCTAAGTAAAACTTACCTTCTTTAGTGCATATCCCAATATCTGTGTCTTTACCTTCTTGAGGACTAAAAAATCCTTGTTTAAGGTTAAAAATTTTATCTTGCTTACCATCGGTAAGTGTTTCAATGGTTTCTTCCATTATGGATTACTCCCTTCTATATCATAATCAATATCTATGCCATCGATGCGAACATTGCTTTCAACTCCATAGATTTCAATCTCAATGCTTTTTCCGAGTTCATTTATAATGCTAGAATATGTTTGCAAAGTAGAATGCTCAATCATTTCTTGTGTAATGGATGCAGTATCACTACCATCTATATACACCTTATAAGACATAGCTGTACCTGAACCACTACCTTTATAGGTAATGTGTAATTTTGTAAAGCGTTTAAATTTATCAGGTAAACCAAAATCATATCTTTTTGTCTTTAATAACATTGTAGAAGTCGCATCATTTGCTGTACTGCTGAAAACATTAGCAACCTTCTTGGTTTCTCCTTCATACGTTTGCAATTCTTGAGTATCAGATAAAACAAATTGACTTTGATAATGACCTGTGAACCCATCAAATTTAGACCAAGATTGTGTATCAAAGTTATACGCATACATTGTATTCGCATCAAAGTCATAATTAACAACTAAGGTATTAATATTTGCGTGGTAGCCAAGAGATAATGCACCTTCATTTATTTTAAGGTCTAATGATTGGTAAGTATCTCTAATTAAAAGAGAAAGTTCGGATACTTCTGTTCCTCGAATAAGACTTACTTGCTTATTATCTGCGAAGCAAATACCAAAAGGTGTGTCTATCACTGCGTGTTTATGTAAACAACCAATACCTGCAATATGTCTTTCTAAAATAAAATTTACTGATTGTGCGCTTTGTATTCTATAAATATAAATATTTCTTGTTTTGAATACATATAATCTATTCTGAGAAGAATGTAATACAGTTATTTCATCGCCATCATTCTTACCAACATCAACAAACTTGGTTCCCACCACTGCCTCATCGAACTTAAAGTTATCAGTAAAGACAATGCGATTCTTTTCACGAAGTGTTTGGTCATTCTCATCCTTAAAATCTATATTTGCATAAAATGCTTTATTACCAACAACAGTCGCTGTATTCCATTTAATTGGTTTTAATCTAGTTTCTGCAGCTCTTCCTGTAAGTGAGTTATAGGTAGATAGCTTTAAACCATCATTTGGTATGTACCAAGTAGCAAGTTTATCTGTAGAGACAGCTGCAGCAAAAGCCCTAGCATCATTCATATTAAATGGGGAGTCAACCTCTTGTTCTTCACCATTCCAAGTTTTCCACTTTACTGTCGCTCCACCACTAACACCTGTTGTTAGGGTTGTGCCACTGACAGATTTAATACTTGCAATAATTGTAATTGTTTGAGCTAACTGTGCAGAAGCCTCAGCTAAAGTAGTGGCAGATGTAGCAGGGTACACAAAAACCATATTGTTTGCAGTAAAGTTTGTTCCCCAACTGCTTGTACCGTCTTTTTCTGTGAATGTACTTGATGTTGAAGCATTAATATTTTCATAACTATCTGCATTAGCAGCATAAGGTTCCATACATGGAATCCAGTATCCATTATTTGTTTTAATAGTTGAACCACTTCTTATGACTACATCTTCTGCAGAATCTTTAGCTCTTGGGTCTTCTGAAAAACCATGCTGAGTATCATACGTAGTCACTAAATACCAATCAACATCATCTTCGGGCTGCCAATATAAATTAATACCAGTAATTCTTTTATTCCAACTTGCAAGGGAAGAACCAGTGAATGGCACAATTTGAATACCTGGGCAATGCTCTCCACCTGTTGACCCAATAGAGTTTTGAGAAAATACACCTATGTCACCATTAGCATCCCTAGCTAATTCGCTTTCTTGGACATAATCATATAAAAATGTAACTGTATACTTATCTTTGTTGTTAAAAGTGTTTGCAGGAGCTGAAGGTATTAATTCAGGATCATCTGTGTTTCCTGCAGGAAAGTGAACAAAAATACCTACTTCATTTGCTGCGTTAATATCATTGTTTTGATCAAAAGCATATTTCATCGCAGTAACAGTTGGAGGTGTTAATTCTGTATCTTCCAATGTCCAAGCGTTCACAGCAGTAGCCATCGGAGGCATTCTAAAACGATAGCCATCAGAATATGTTTCACCTGAACCAAAAAAATCTCTTTTAATATGCCCATACCATTTAGAGTTGTTTAAAAATGAACCATCACCAATTCTTAATACTTGATTATGAACTAGAAGGTCATGTTTAGGAGCTTCTTTGAGAGATAATGATTCAATCGTAAACGAGGCTGAAGATTTTGTACTAAATGTAATTCCACCACCACTTGCATAGGGTGAAAAATATACTGTATGTGTTGCAGTATTATAAGCAGCACTACTAGCATAAACTTCAGTCCCACCGCTGTTTGTAATCTCAACAGTCCCTGTTCCACTACCTACTACAAATTGAAATTTATAAATATTATTTTTCTTGAGTTTGACAGCCATATCTGCATTCGATTGAGATAAGACTCCATCCCCAGAACCTGAAGAGTATGAAGCTATAAATTCACCAACCCCAGGATCAGGTTGTACTCTACTCCAACCAGTCCCAAAAGTCCAATCTGAATCATTACCAAAATCTTTATTTGTAATTGCTTCACTACCAAAAGTAGAATAAGTATTGACCGTTGCCCAAGAACCTGAAGTACCGTCTTCAACACTTGCTCTATATACTTTATCTGCGTTTGCGACTACCCACCATTCTGTACTAATATTGTTACCACTCGCATCTTTTTCAGACCTATAGCGAACAAACTCAGTGTTTAAATCAACACTTGTTGATATTGCAGCTGATTGAACTGCATTTGAACCTTTTTTTGTAATACTACCACGCTTTGTATTGATAGCATTATCAAACTTTTGAAACTGATTATCAGATATATCTAATTCAGATTGATAAGTAACTAATCCACCTGAAAAATCTCTTATAGTTTTTCTAGCCATTAAAAGTCGTTATAAGGAACAGTTAGGANNGTACTTCCATCTCTGGATTGTCTTTCAAGAATAACTCTTTGTTTTTGTTCTAACCATTCGTTTTTAAAATATGAAATTAAATTTAGGTCTCTAAGTCTCTCTGAGACTCTCCAACAAGGATAGTAAATAAGTATTCGTTGATAACGGTCATCTATTTCAAACTCACTAAACGCTACAGTATCTGCACCCCCTGAACCAGAAGCAATACTTGTAGTAAACTGCGTTGCACTTATAATACTCTTTACAACAGTTCCTGCTGAAAATCTTGATCCAGACATTTTCATTCCAATACTTAAATCAGCCGTTGAAGTCATACTAGATGTTGTAGAGGCGGCTG